TAGCTAATTTATTAGTTACTGAATATTTAGAAGTTGTTGCACAACAGAAAACAAAAAACTAGAAGGGGCTGCATTGTTTTGGTGCGGTGATCGTATTATTGATGAAACACCAAAAGATGATGCCGTATTATTCAATCAGCCCTTAGAAGAAAAAAAACAAGAAAGAATATTTGAAGTTTTAAAAGAAAATTGGTTGTCTATTACAATTTTTATAGATATACAGACACAATGGAGAATAGATCAAGGTGTTATTTATGGTCTTGATTACAACGCTATAAGATGGATATTTGATTTAAAAAAAGAACAAATAAAAAAACCTTTAGAAATACTTGCTGACTTACAGGTATTAGAGGCTAAAATAGTAGAAACATTAAATAAAGAAAATAAATAATGGATCTTTCTACCTCTTATACAATTAAGGCACAGGTACAGGGACAAAACCAGATTGGTGGATTGCAAAAAAGTTTAGGTGGTTTAAAAACAAGTACTAATAATACTGCTACAGCAATGAATAAACTTAAAACTGCTGCTAGTAATGCTTTTGGAGTTTTAAAGAATCTTGCACCTGCTATAGGTATTGCTGGTATGGGTAAATTAGTCAACGATACTTTACAATTAGGCGATCAATTAGAAAAAATGAGTGAAAAAACAGGCGTAGCTGTACCTGTCTTGGATAAATTAAGACAGGCTGCGGATTTAGGGGGTACAGATTTTAAAACACTAAGTAAGGCATTTCCTACACTTGCTAAAAATATGCAAGATGCATCTGATGGTGTAGGTACTGCTAAAGAGGCATTCGATAGGTTAGGTGTGTCTGTAGTTGGTAATGATGGCAACTTAAAATCATTAGATACAATGTTTTTTGAGATTACTGACAAGATAAAAGCTATGGATGATAGAACTTTAGCTGCTGCAAATGCTGCTGAAATATTTGGTACTGGTATGGGTTCAAAATTAATTCCTATGATGAATCAAGGAAGTGAAGCAATACAAAGTTTAAGTACAGGATTCACTCAATTAGATGCTGAACGTATGGCGGCATTTAATGATAGATTTGCACAAATGGGAGAAAAATTTAATGTATTAAAAGTACAGTTAACATCTGCTGTTTTACCTGCATTAGAAAAATTAGTTGATATTATTACAGTCGGAGTAGAAAAATTTACAGCTTTACCTGGGCCTGTAAAAGGTATTGTTTTGGCTATTGGTTTGTTATTACCTTTAATAGTTACGTTAGTACCTCTATTTGGTGCAATGGTTATTTCTATAAAAGCAATAGCAGCCGTAAAATTAGGGGCAGTTTTTGCTGCTATAACACCTGCAATAGGTGGAGTAGTTTCAGCAGTTGGTGGATTATTTACTGCATTTGCACCATTTTTAGCTGCCGCTGCAATTCCTTTAGCTATAGCTGGTTTAGGTGTTTTAATTTTCAAATTTAGAGATGAAATAGGTCAAGCATTTAAAGCTGTTGGTGATTTTTTAGTTGCTTTAAAAGATAGTTTCGTAAACATTATGCAAATGATAGCTAAAACAATAAAAAAACCGTTTAATAATTTTGTTGATTTTGTTAAAAATGTATTTAACAATGCTTTTGATAGTATAAAAAGTGTTTTTACAAATATAGTAGATAGTATAAAAAATGCTTTTACTAATGTTATAGAAAGTATTAAAAGTGGATTTAATGCTTTACCAAGTTTTGTAAGTTCTGTAATACGTGCAGCAACTGCACCAATAAGGTCATTTATGAGCTTTGTAAGTTCTGCAATAGCAAGAATTAGAGAATTTTTAAGAATGAAATCCGCAGCATCCAAAAAATCTAGCAGTTCTAGTAGTGGTTCTAGTGGTGGTGAAGGCAGTGGTGAGGGTATGGCATTAGGTGGCGTTGTAACAAGTCCTACACTTGGATATTTAGGTGAAGCAGGTAGTGAATATGTTATACCTGCAAGAAAAGCTGCACAATTTAGTAAAAATTATTTAGCAGGTTATCGTGGTTCTTCAGCAGTTCCAAGATTTGCAGAAGGTGGGTATGTTTCACCTAATGTAAACATCACAACAGGGGCAGTGACACAAATGGATGGGACAAATTTTGTGACTACAAAAGATTTAACAAGTGCTGTACAAAGTGGAATTAGTCAAACAATAACAATATTACAATCTGATTTAAGAACTAGACGATCATTAGGACTTACATAAATGGCAGATTTTGATATCCTAACTTTTTTAGAATATTACGCAGATAAATCTAGCGTTCTAGATGGTAACGGTAAAAGATCACCTACTAATGCCTATCAAAATTTCTATCAACAAGCACAAAATCAAACAGCAGATACAGCTATAAATCAAAATGTAACTTTTACATATCTTGCTTTTGATGCATCTGGTTTTGCTTCTACTGAAGCTGCAAGTATAAGTGATCTCACAATAAATCTAGCTGCTACTGCAAATATTATTGACCTTACAGATACAGCAATAGGTGGTGATCGTTTAGTAATTGCTTCTTTATATATGCAATCTATAGGTCAAGATACATTTAGTAATTCTGCTTCTCTTATTTGTAGATTTACAGGTACTATTGACAATGCAAATCTTAATGATACTACTGTTACATGGACTGTTAGCCCTGCAATATCAAAACAAAAAGCACAAGTACCATCAAGACGTATAAGTAGTGATTTAATGGGTAGGTTTGTAGAAACATGAGCATTTTTATATTTGCATATAATATTACTGCTGTATTAGAGGATGGGACAGAAGTTACAGATGTAACAGGCTCTATACAAAATAATAAAAGATTTTATAAATTATCAGATAATACTGTTTTAACAGGAGCAAAGAAAATAAAAGAAATTAAATCTATTGTTTATACAATACCTGCTCATTTCTTACCAATTATTATGTCTAAGGAGAATGTATAATGGCTCAAAGAGATGCTATGTTTACAGGTAATGCACAAAAAAAATCACAAGTCGGTCAAGATTCACAAATCTTAGATGAAAGTTTAAATAATTTTAAAAAGCCTAATAGTGATTTAGATATAAAACAAAAAATAGCAACTACAGGTGAAACTGTACCTATTATATTCGGTAAAAGAGCTAATAATATTGGCGGTGTTTGGATACAACCAAGTTTAATAAAGGCTGGTACAGAAACTTTTGCACAAAGATCACTTTTTGTTATATCACAAGGAGAAATTGTAAGTTCACCTACAAAATCTAGAGCATTTACAGGTACAAGAAAGCTAATTTTTTTAGATGATACATCTATTACACTTACTCATATATATAGTACAGCAGCTACTTTAGCATCGTCACCTAATTCATGTCCTTTAAGTAGCACTGGTTTGTTTTGTGGTAATGATATCTATACATATTTGACAGAACTATATAAAACATCCGCAGGTTCATATTTAAGTAATTACCCTGATCTAGGCAAAGATTATTTTAATATTAAAGAAATAACAAGAGGTACAGGTGATACATCAAATTCAACTTATGGTATGACGGTAAAAATATTTGATGCAGAGACAGGGGCAGATGTTACAAGTGGATTTTATAATAACCCTGGTCAAACATTTGGTTATAATAACGCTTTTGATAGTAACGGTCAATTTATAGGTGGAAGAACAGTAGGTACTATTGAAGATCTTGCTGCTGAAATTAATAATGGCAATCTATTCGCACCAATCAATGCTGAAACTGTTGCTGCTGGTACATATACACAACAAGACTTGAATAATTTATTAGCAATAAGTGGTGGTAGAACAAAATTTATATATAAATATACTTTTGTGTCAATTCAAAACCAAACAATTCCGAGTAACCCTGCAAGTACAGGTACATTAGATGGAATACAAGAAGAATATACAATAGGTACAAGTGCAGTTATACAGAATACATCAAACAATAATTCATCATTTGCAGATATAACTTTTTTAGTAGTATCAGGAAATTTATTTAATATACCTACTGCTGGTACATTTCCTACAGAAACAAAACAGTTATATATGTTTTATGAACAAGGTGTTAAAGTAGATTTATTTAGTGCAGGTTTATCTGGTTCTAATTATACGCAAGGTGCAAGCAATCAATTTATAGATTTAGCAATGCACTTATTTAAGTTATATAAAAAAATTGATGGTAATAATACAGCTACTATTGTTGCACCTGTTGAGCTATCTAATCTGCAAAGTTTATCTACTTTTTGTAGTAATAACAGTATGTTTTTTAATGGAATAATCTCTAAAGCTGTTAATATTGTTGAATTTATTACAAATACATCACCATTTTATTTTTTATCATTTTTATCTGTTGGTGGTAAATATCAATTTGCACCTATATTACCTATTACAGGAAGCAATCAAATAGATACAACCGCTTTAACGCCTACAATGACATTTACAGAGGCAAATATTATACAGGGAACATTTGAAAAACAATATTTAAGCGTAGAACAAAGAAGAGAGTTTATAGCTAATTGTATATATAGTGAATGTGTGCCAACAGCAATAGCAAGACGCAAAACTGTTAGTGTTAGATTTTCTAGTAGTGCTTTAGATTCACCTACAGAACAGTTCGATATGAGTGATTTTTGTGCAGATGTAAATCATGCAATACTTTATGCAAAATATGAATTATCAAGACGTAAACATAGTACACATAATATAAGTTTTTCTACAACGCTATTAACAACAACACTAATACCAACAAATATTATAAAACTTCAATTACAAAGAAAAAATAGTGTGGGCGATGACAGAACAGAAATAGAATATTATCAAGTATCTACTATTACTTATGATAATGATGGTGTAAGTAATATAGAAGCCTCACATTTTCCTTTAGATTCTAATGATAAATCTGAAATATCTTTAGAGCTAACTACTGGTACTTTTACTGTTTTACAATGACAACATTTCCAGCATTAGAACCAGAAACAAGAGCTTTATTTTATGGTGACTATCCACAAAATACACATGAGGGTTTAAGTGGTGGTAATGTCAGATTTTTATTAGGTACAAAAAGAGTTGTACAAAGATTAACTATTACATATGAGTATTTAACAGAAACAGAGGCACAAACATTATTAACACATTTTAATGATCAAAATGGAACTATTGTACCCTTCGATTTATCTAGTCAGGTATGGTCAGGTTATTCTACACCACCTGTAAGTAGTAGTAGTTATAAGTGGAGATATGCACAATCTTTTCAAATAAGCTTATCTTCACCAAATAGGTATAGTACATCTATAGAGCTTATAAGCGTACCTTTATAATGGCTACATTCCCTTCAATTATTCCTACAACCAGATTATATACACAGGGTGATTTTCCTAGTGCAATACAGGCTTCATCCAGTGGCGTTACAACAGGATATAGAAGAGGCAATAGACGTATTAACCAAACACTACAGTTAACTTTTGATAATCTAACAGAAACACAAGTTAACCTTATAAGAACACATTATGATGGTCAAAATGGTAGTTTTAATATTTTTTATTTATCTGCAAGTACTTGGAGTGGATATACTACACCACCTGTTGCATTAGTTTCAGATTTTGCATGGCTATATGCAACACCGCCTACTATATCTGATGGTATTGTTAGTAAATGGAATGTAGAAGTTGAACTTGTTTCAGTACCTATAGATACAGGTGATTTAATATTAGATGGTGGTGATTCTGCAACAACTGCAAGAGAATATATAGTTAATGCCTTATCAAGTAGTACTTCACCTGCTAGAACTTATATAATAGATCCAGGTACTTCTGTTTAATTATGTCTATTACCCTAAATGCTTTACAGCAACAAAGAAGAGATACAGCAAGTAATTGGACAAGTAATAATCCTACATTATTGGCAGGTGAATGGGGTATAGAAACAGACACAAAAAAATTTAAAATAGGTGATGGTACAACAACATGGCAATCTTTAGATTATGTACCTATACCTGATGTAAACAGATTATTAACTGGAAATTTAACGGTTGGTGGTAACTTTACTGTAAATGGTACAAGTACAACCATAGATACAACAACACTAACTGTTGAAGATAAAAATATAGAGATTGGTAAAGTTTCAACACCTACTGATACAACAGCAGATGGTGGTGGTATTACATTAAAAGGTGCAACAGATAAGACATTTAATTGGGTAGATTCTACAGATTCATGGACTTCATCAGAAAATATAGATTTAGCATCTGGCAAAGTTTTAAAAGTTAATGGTACAGAAGTATTATCAGGAACGCAATATACAGGAAATTCAGCTACATCTACTACTGCTACAAATATTACAGTAGCCGATGAGTCATCTGATGCATCATGTAATGTTCTGTTTACAACAGGAGCAACAGGAAACTTACCACCTAAAACAGGAACTAATCTTACTTTTGACTCGTCTACTGGGGCTTTAACTGCTACAAGTTTTGTTGGTGATGTTACTGGAGATGTTACAGGTAATATTACTGGAAACGTTACAGGTAACACTTCTGGATCATCTGGTTCTTGTACAGGTAATTCTGCTACTGCTACTTCATTGCAAACAGCTAGGGATATTAATGGAGTAAGTTTTGACGGTACAGCGAATATTACTGTTGCTGATTCTACAAAACTACCTTTAGCAGGTGGTACTTTAACAGGTGATTTATTATTAGATAATCAAAAAGATTTACGTTTTTTAGAAGCAGATGCTAATGGTTCTAACTATGTAGGATTTCAAGCACCTGCTAATGTAGCAAGCGATGTTTTATGGACTTTACCAGCTACCGATGCTGCTGTAAGTGGTTATGCATTAATTTCTGATGCTTCAGGTAACTTATCATGGGGTCAGGCTGGCGGTGGTGCAAAAGGAGGAGGCGGCGAGCAAATTTTTCATGAGAGTTCAAATACAATGAATAATGACTACACAATATCGTCAAATCACAATGCAGTTGTGCCGTCACCTCTAACAATCAATGCTACACTTACAATAAATAATCCATCTGTTGTTACTTTTGTATAATGGCTTTAGTTTTAAACGGAACATCAGATACTATTACTGGTTTACAAATTAATTCAGCAAATATTGTTGACGGTTCTATTGTAAATGCAGATATAAATGATTTAGCAGCATCAAAACTTACAGGTGCTTTACCTGCTATATCAGGGGCTGCTTTAACAGGTATTGAAACATCTACTGTTGCTTTTTTTGCAGCACAAAGTGCAACACATAATGTTGCTAATACTACTTATACAAAAGTAATTAATTTAGATCAAGATGAAGTAACGCAAAATGCAGGTTCTTCTTGGGCTGATTCTAGATTTACTGTTGCTTCTGGACAAGAAGGTGTATATTTTTTATTTGGAGCTTCTGCAATAGATGATGTGCAAAGAAATGATAGTGTTAATTTAAGATTTTATAAAAACGGAAGTGCTTTATTTAACTATGTACAAGGAAGGCTTTGGTACTCAGGTGGTAGTACACCAAATCAAATATTACTTTCTGGTAATTTGTCAGGTGTTACTAGTTTAGCTGTAGGCGATTATGTAGAATTATTTATTTATCACAATGAAGGTTCTACAGAACCCACTGAAGCCGGGCCAACTTATTTTGGAGGATATAAAATATAATGGCTGATTTATCAAATCAAATCAAAGCATTTTTAATTGAAAAAGGAAAAACTGAAGATGAGGTAAATACTTTATTCAGTACAGAAAAAATATTGTTAATAAATAATGGCACTAGTACAAGTATAAAAACTTGGACAGTTGACAGTATATCAAAACCTACAATAAGTGAAATGAGTGCATACGATACAGCAGCAACAGCTTTAGAAAACACATATAAAGTATACAAAGCAAGAATTAAAAGTTACCCTAGTGTTCAAGAGCAAATGGATTTACAGTATTGGGATTCAATCAATGGCACTACAAAATGGAAAGATGCCATTACAAAAGTAAAATCAGACAATCCAAAACCTAGTTAATTATGAGTGGCAAAATAAAGTTAAATCCAACTTCAGGCGGTGGGTCTTTCAGCATACAAGCACCATCATCATCTAGTAATAACAGAGTTTTTACATTACCAGATGTTGCAGATGCAGCTATGGCAACTGTAAATGGAATAACGGAAGTAGATCAATGGAATTTAACTGCAAATAAAACATCAAATGGTGACATAACTAGCAATCTTACAAGAAATTCTTTTTCTGGTAGTGCTTGTCCTTTAGGAACTGGTATGTCTCAGTCAAGTGGAGTTTTCAGTTTTCCCAGCACAGGTAAATACCTTGTAATCTGCGAAGCTAATCTTATTCTTGAGGATTCAGATAATGTCTATATTCAGACACAGGTAACTTTAAACAATGGCACAAGCTTTACATCAGTTACTATTGCGGGTGATGGTAATAATGGTTCAGGCGATAGAGAAGGGCAGGGAACATCTTTTTATTTTTTAGATGTAACCGATATTAGTCAGGTTAAAGTAAAATTTAGCATAATATCTATTACTGGTAGTTCATTTGTTAAAGGAGATTCGAGTCAATTAAGTACTTGTTTTACTTTTATTCGTATGGGAGATACCTAATCATGTCCACAATTAAAGTTCAAAACATACAGCACACAGCAAGTAGTACTAATGCTATTGCTCTTGCATCTGATGGAACGTGTACTGCCAATATTACTAATAACCTAAGTAATAGAAACAAGGTGATAAATGGCGGGATGATTTGCAGTCAAAGGGGAAGCAGTTTTACAGCTACAGCAGATAAAACTTACACAGTAGATAGATTTGCACATGTTGTAAGGGGTACTTTTGCTGGAACTTATACTCATTCAACAGATGCACCAGACGGGTTTAAAAACTCATTAAAGGTAGTACCTACTTCAACTTATACACCTACTGGTAGTGATAATGCTATTATTTCACACAAAATTGAAGGACAAAACTTACAAGATTTAGCTTTTGGTACATCATCTGCAAAAAAAATTACTGTTTCGTTTTATGCAAAGACAGGATCAAATAATAATGGAGATCAGTTTTCTTTTCAAATAAGAGCCTATAATTCAGAAAGTGTTAATACTAAAATTCAGACACGCACATTCACTGCAACCTCAAGTTGGCAAAGATTTACTTTTTCATTTGTAGGAGATACAGCTACTACAATTTTTAACACGAATGCTTTAGGAATAGATTGTATATGGCATTTAGCCGCTGGTGCTGATGATTTACAAGCTGCAATTACAAGTTGGACAGCTAGTTCTTTATTTACTGCTGTGACAGGGCAATCTAATTTTTTAGATAATACAAGTAATGAATTTTATCTTACAGGAGTGCAGTTTGAAGTAGATCATGCAGGATCAGGTGTAGCAACTGATTTCGAGCATTTAAGCTATGCAGATGAATTAATACGTTCTAAGAGATATTTTCAAGTCGCAGGGGGAACACATTGGGGAGCAACAGAGGGTACTACGAATTATAGATTACAAGTTCCTTTAGAGCCAGAAATGAGAGCTAATCCTACTGTAACTGTTAGGTCAGGTCATAAATTTAATACTAGAGATCAAAATGATGTAACAATTACTGACCCAACAAAATCAGCGACTTCTGCAAAAACAAGAAATATTTGGACATCTGTAACTAGTTCAGGATTAACAGCAGGTCGGCCTATAATGGGGAGATCACAAGAGGGTGATCTTGGTGATTATCTAGCTTGTGACGCAGAACTTTAATTATGTCTTACAAAAAAACAGAACTTGATGACTGTATTCTTAGATTAGCTGATGATGCTACTATTCCTTTTGATGAAGGCAATAGAGATTACCAAGAATATAAAGCTTGGTTAGCAGAAGGTAATACACCACAAGAAGCTAGTTAATTAACCTTTTCCATTTGCCTAGTCATGTAGCTTGTTATTAAATATAAAGGAGTAATAGTAGGAATAATTATTAAAAAAGATATAATAAGACTATGAGAAATTGCTTTTAGTATTGCTTCTTTTATCATGCAAAAAATAATTAACGCAATAGCCTGTATTACATTTGTGTTAACACTAGGCTCTATTACTACAGTTTACTTTGGTTATAGGTACATAACAAGTCCTAAAGGACAGGAAAAAATTAAAAAACAAATAATAGATGAGTTAACAGGTAATATGCCTAATTTAATAAATAAAGAATTACCAGAATTTACACAACCTC